GACACAATGCCCTGGGACGAGGAGACGGGTATCAGTGAGGCACCGGAGCGGGACGGATACTATGTTTTTATCGGGGACTACGCAGCCACCAAAGACGAAACTTCTCTTACGTGTATTCGGTACAATATGAAAGTTACGGGTCCGGACGGAAAGATTTTCAGGCTTCCTTACCGGATTGTTTTTCATAAGGCTTGGATGGGCGAGACAATTCCCATCTCTTCTCAGTACGAAATCACACGCTACAATTATAATTTGTATAAAAATGGGGGGATGAAGTGTGATTATGTTTACGATGCTCAATCTTTGGGAGGCAAGAATGTCGGGGAGGCGTTATCGGACTTGCACGGATTCCCTTTTCCGCCAACCGGAGTCTCACCGATTCAGTCTAAGGCGGAGGCTTTAGGTACGCTAAAAGAAGTCATATCCAGGGGTCGCAGGGTTACAATCGACAACAAAGGTCGAAAGTTTGACAATGTCGAAAGTTGGGGTTTCATAAAAGCCAGTAGTAAAATGAAGGCGTTGAGAAAACAGTTAGAGGTTTATCGTCTGGACGACAAAAAGCTCGTGCAAGACAGGCTGATGACAGTCGCTATGGGAGTGCATTTTATTGAGAAGCGTACACCGTCTACTTCTCATAAGTCTGCAATTCCCGTAGATATTTCTAAGACGATAGGAAGGCTAAGAAATTATGGAGGACAAAAAGCAACAGGAAGCCATTAAAAAATTCGCTCTACAGATGATAAAGGATATCCAACCGGACGTAGACGAGCGTAAACCTATTTATCAAAGACGCAGAAATATGTTTGAGGGTAGACAAGAAATCTACACCAATGTTGTCGGGCTTCAGCAAAAAGATGTTGAGGGTCATATTATGCCCGTTTTCAATTATGTTAAAAAGATGGCTAAGAAACTTTACCAGTCCGTAACCAATTATCCCTTTAGGTACAGAATAGAAGGCGAGGACGAATCCAACGAAATTGAGCTAGGGCGGTCCGAGGCGGCAGAAAAGTTTATAGACAAGGTTTTATACGATAATAAATTTTATAACGTGATTTTTAAAAGAGGTACCCTGACCCAACTTAGGGACGGGGATGCCGCTATCAAATGTGTGGTTGAGGACAATAACGCCGGGGGCAGAGATATTAAAATGTACCTTTGCGAGCAGATGGAAAATATGTATGTCTTATGGGACGATGTACAGGGCACCAGTTTTTCGGCTTTGGCTTATGTTAAGGAATGGTCTAATGAGAGAATCCGCCGGGAGTACCCGCAGGTAAAATTAGAGGAGACTAGAAGTTCTCCTACTTCCAGCATAGGCTCCCACGACAATGACCAGTTCGGTCTTTTTTCTAGTCCAGCAAACACTTTGTCTCCTACAGGTCTTAGCAAGGTTCCTAAAACAAAGGTTGCTGACGCTTGGGTTTGGGCAGCGTTTGACAAGGACGCCTCGGGAAACCCGATTTATAAAATTGCGAATGTGGTTTTAATTGGGACTGGTGAGGATGCAGAGATAGCGGAGTTTCAGGTTACGGATTACCGCAGGATGCCCTGGGTTTTTGTTCACGGTGAGGCTAACCCCGGAAAGCCCTGGTCCTCGGCTTTTATTGATATTCTTTTTGACGCTAACATCGAGCTTAATGACAGAAGTGGAGAAGAGGCTGACGTTATAAGGATTGGAGCCAATGAGAAGTTTGTTATTAAAAATATGCCTGACTTTGATGCGGAATCTTTAAAGCCTGGTTCCGGGCAGGGTATTTACATTGATGGACCCGATGCCGACTTTTATCCGTTAGCCCACCCGATTAACACGTTTCCTTCCGAGTCCTACAAAAATTCAATGCTGGACCACCTGTTTAATTTGGGACTTCCGAAGATTGCGTTATCCGCAGGAGCCGCACCTTACACCGGCAGGGTTGGAGCAATTCAGTATCAAGCGGTAGCTGACGAGGTTACAGATTTAAGATGTTCCTGGAATAACACTTTGCAGGAACTTTTTACAATGATTCAGGAATACGGGATTGATTTCTTCCCGGATGCAAAAGACATTTTCACCATCTCCGAGGAGGTTGCTCCCGGTATGTACGAGGACGGGGCAACTGCACCGAGAAAGGTTAGTTTTGACTGGGATAATCCACTGCCTCTATCCCGTTCTGATGCGGTTGTTGATGCGGCTACTATGTTTGACAGGAAGGTTCTTCCGACTAGAATGTTCTTAGAGCAAGCCGGATTTAAAGACCCGAACAGGATTGTCAAAGAACTCAAGAAGGAATGGAAGGACGAGGACCTGGTTCCTATCAGAAGTCAGTATGAAAATCTTGCTGATTCAGTGATTAAAAAGCAGGACGAGGCTACAAGGGAGATGGCGGAAACCGAGCAGGAAATTGCGGCTACTGTTGCGGCTACTGCGGCTGTTTCAACTCCGGCTTCAACATCCGGCTCAGCCGGTGGAACAACTCCTCCTCCTATGATGCACAACTTTCAGAATCAGGGTAGAAGTCGTGGAATTTCCAGCTCTCCTGGTTCCCCTGCCACAGGTGCTAAGAGTGCCGGTGGAGCTATGAGGCAGAGACAGCAAAATAGAAACGCTGCAAGGGGGGTCTAAGCGTGGCAAAAATTAGGTCGATGCAACAAATCTATAGCTCTATGAAGGGTCGTGGAAGTGCGACTTCTCATCTTTCTTCTTATGCTAAAACTCTACAGCTAAGGACCCAAGCGGCTGAGGATAAGGTCGTTGATGAGAACTTCTCTAACGGGCTTATTTCTACGCAGACCTATCTGAACGAATTACAGAATCGTACCCTTAGACCTAACTTAACTCCTCTTCAGAGGACCAACTTAAAAATAAAGATTAACGACACGCAGACCACTTATCAGGACGAGCAGATTCAGACAGCCTACAAGACCGGAGGATTTTATAATGGGCAGAAGGTTGATGACAGTTTTATGCTTGCGTGGGAGCAGTCTAAACTTGCGGGGATGGACGCCAATTCTACAGCCTACCAACAGCAACTTCAGAAGATTGCCGTTGCTCAGGATAAAGTAAGTAAGGCAGAGAGAACTAACTACAGACAGCAGGAAATGTTAAGACTCTCCCAGTCTCCCGATTATGACTATAAAATAATGGAGCAGAAAGCTGATGTTTACCAGCAGTTAGCTGACCAGGCTAAAGAGGACGGGGACAATACTCAGTATATGACCCTTCAGACCACAGCCAACAATTATAAAGAATCCGCACAGAAGGCTAAGGTTGCATTTGAATATCAGGAGAAAATAAATAAAACTAAATCTGAGGCTTCCAAAGCTAAATCAGGTGTAGTATCTAGCGAGGCTACGCCATCCGTTGCAGCCGCTACTCCTACGCCTACTTCGGCTCCTGAAAGTACACCAGAGGTCAATCAGGATGGGACCGTTACACCTGGAGCGGCGGCTACACCGGAACAAGGTATCTTAGACGATATTAGCTCTATGGATTGGAATAATTTAACTCAGTATTATTCCGATGACGATATTAAAAAGATAGAAAACAGGGAAAAGTCTTTGGACAATAAATTGAAAGCTATCAACAACAAGATAGCTGATGCGGAAGCTGCCTGGGAGAAATCCTACGCTGCTACCGACGCTTATAACGATTCTATGACGGCGGATGAGAAGAGCAGGTATTTTACTACGGCTAATACACAAGCTGACCTTGCTACTAAGTATCAACAGGAGGCGGAACAGATGAGTAAGGATTATGAGGTTGCAGTGGACGAAGCCTCCACGATGGTTGAAGATACCAACAAGACGGTGGCAAACAGGATTATTATGGATAAGCAGAACAAGATTGATTTGGCTATTGATGCTCTGAATCAGGATGTACTTAACGGCGACGTTCCAAAGGAAGATTTTATTGTAGAAAATGCCAAACTTCTTAATGCTAAACAAGGTTTATTTGATACAGCTTCTCAGGTTTTTACCACGTATGGGGACGAGACTAGGGGTATAGACTACCAGCAGAAGAGTATGGGGTTGTCAAATGAGGTTAAGCAGTCTGACGCTTATATTGCTAATCCGCAGGGTGTGGAACTTATAATGAACTCCAATACTGGCAAGGTTTCCCCGTCTTTTGTAAACGAGGATAAGGCGTTAAAAGACCCGAAAACGGGTAAATCATATTTTGATGTTAAGTATCAGAAGGTCGGTAATGCCTATGTTCCGGTCCAGTATCGTGCTAAAAACGGTAAGGTACTGACGACTGAACAGGTCAAGGCTACAGATTTTGCGGCGTTATCAGACCCTAAGAAATTTTCTAAGGAAGCCGTAGTTTGGGAGACAGTTGTTAGTGAGGAGGTCGATGACAAAGGTAACGTGATTGGTGAGACTCCCGAGAAGCGGATGATAAATGCTACGTTTGACGCCAATGGGGACATTCAGAAATACTCCTATACCGACGCAAATGGGGAGGTCCATAATGTTGAGAGTATTCCAATTCAGGAGGCTAACCCGGAGAAGGGATTCTTTCAGAAAGCTGCTGACTGGATTTCAGGTGCGGCGACTAATGTCGGAAATTATATAACAAGTAATCCTTTGAATACTGTTATGGGGGTTGGAAATCTTACCAGTCCGCTCAGTCCCCTAAGAAGTATTGTTGAAAATGCTCCTCAGATAGGTAGCGACCTTAGAAGTATGAGTCCTTTTGGAGGTACAGCTTACGCTGCTGAGGTTCCTTCTGTTGCTAATGTGCCGGAGGAATATTCTAGTAAGATTGTCGAGGCTGCTAATAAGTATGGAATAAACCCGTCTACTCTAGCTGCCTTGTTAGCTCAAGAGTCCTGGGATTTTGACCCAAAATATGTTAGTGGTTATCACACAGATGGGACAGGTAGGGGTATTGCTGCTATAGACAAAACGTGGCATCCGGAGATTACAGACGAACAGGCTTTTGACCCTGATTTTTCTATTGAGTGGGCAGCTAAGGAATTTGCAAGGCTTCAAAAGTCAGCCGGTTCAGAGTTTGATGCTTTGAGGTCTTATAATGCCGGAGAAACTGGTGCTAGAACCAGTGCAAACAATGGTAAAGACTACGCAAATAAGGTATTGGAGCGAGCTAAAACTCATACTATAACTACTCCTACAGCCGAAAAACAAAACTTGGTGGCTAGTGCGGCAGGTCTTAGAAGTATGGGCAGTCAGCCAACACCTACTCCTACTCCGGTTAGCCTTAGAAGTCAGGCTGGAAAGCCCAGTGTGGTTTCTCAGGTTGGTACTGCTGTAAATCAAGGTATGACTAATGTAGGAAATGTTTTGAGAAGTGCCGCAGGTAATGTTTCTAGTGGTGTTAAGAAAGAAACAAAGAAGGCTGGTGAAACGGTTAAGAAAGTAACAAGTAGCCCGGTGTTTAAAGTAGCTTCAGCTATCTCCAATCCAGTAGGTACGGCTATAAAGAACGCTCCGAAGATTGCTTCCACAGTTCAGAAAGCAGCTACGGGAGCGGGCAAGGTCGCTGGTAATATTGTCAGCTCGGTCAAAAAGGCTGCCACTAATGTTTATGAGAAGGCTAAGAAAAAGGTTTCAGGAGCGGTCAGTGGGTTAAGAAGTTTTCTAAGGATTTAAAATGCCGTTTGTATCAGAAAAACAAGAAGGATATATGTGGGTACATCATCCGGATATTGCCCGGAGATGGACTCGTGAGCACGGTTCTCTTAGAAGTAAGAGAAAAAAGAAAAGGAAATTAAGGAGCAGACGTGAGTAAATATACAGATATTGCTACAGGGAAATATAAATCAACTTTGCCGGTTGTTAAGAAACCCGTTACGCAAGCGGTTAAAAAGACCACGTCTCCCGGGGAAACTGAGGCTATGCGTAAGTCCAAAGAAACTATTGCTGCGTTAGAGGAACAGAGAAAAGAAGAGATTAGAAACCCCGTTTCTGCTGGTGTAATGAAAAAAGGCAAGGAAATTGCTAATAAGTATTTAGGAAAGGGTTGGGCTTCCGACCTGATTGGTTCTTTACCCGGCGGTATTTTAAGAAGTGCTGAGAGACCCGCTCGTTTTTTATTTGGTGCTGGTTATGGATTAGGACAGGCGGGTAAGGCTGCTGCGGGGGATGCAGAGGCTTTGCGTTCCTTTCAAGCTAATGAAAACCCTTTTATGACTCCCGAAGATATGGCTGCATTACGCAGTAGGGAGACGGTTCCAACTGGTGTCATTAGGCAAGGACAGCGTATGGCTGGTGATGTGTTATCTTTGCTTGCTGGTGCGGGTAAAGGGGCTCCTCTTACTCGGAAACTTTTAATGGGTGGTTTTGGTGGGATGGCTGCTGCATCAGCAGAGGAGAAAGTTACTCCTGAAGCTCTTGCTCAAGGTACGATATTTGGTATGGGTACTGCCGGTGCGGGGCATTTAGGAGGTAAAATGTTCGGAAAACTAAAAGGCAAGGCTCCTGAAATTACAACTGAAACTACGCCAACTATTGCTCCTGAAACTCCGAAAGAATTACCTGCGGGAAATGTGCGGGAAATAACTGCTCCTAAGAAAAGGCTAGAATCATCAGTTAATACCGATATATTTTCTAATCAATCTAAGCGTTTTCATAACGGCAGTGTATATGGTCCAGAACTATATCACGAAACATCTGCTGCTAATGCAAGTGATATCATTCAGTTTGGGGGAGAGGTGCCAGGAAAACCATTGTATGTATCTAATACTCCCGAACTTGCGGTAGGTCAAGGAGGAAAGGGTGTAATTATAACTTATGATTCTAGTAAAGTAATGGTAAAACCACCACCAGTAAAGAAACCGTCTGCGGGATTTTTAGAAAGCCAAGGAAAAACTGACGAGCTTATTGCTTCTGGTATGTATGGAAAGAACAGCATTAAATCAATAACTATTAAAGACCCAAAGCAATTTAATAGCACCGTCATATTTACTAAAAGGGGCAACATTACCAGAAGCGATATAAGAGCTGCTGGACTAGACTACAACAACCCAATAATTAATCCAGATGGTTCTCTTACTTTTGTAAAACAGAAAACAGTTAATTCCATTGTTCCTGGACAGGATAATATTCCCGAAGTACCGGGGAGGGGGGAGTTAATTACCACGGAATCGGCTATTGAGGGAGAGGTTGTAAATAAAGAGGGATTGATTGTACCTCCTGGTGGTGGTAAAGGTACAGGAATAGGAGCCAAACCTCCTGCTATAGAAGCTGCAGAACCTATTAAAACAAAGTTGTTGCCGGGTCAGAATAAATATGTGGGACTGAAAACTACGCTTGCTAGATTTGGCAATCCGGGTAAAAAAGTAGCCTCTATGCTGGATGAGTTTGAAAATCAGGCTCACACTCTTGCGAACACTTCCTATAATGCTTTTAACCGGGCTGTAAAGAATTTTGAGTCTGAGACTGCGGGTACAAAACTTCCGATGGCTGGTAGTTATAAAAATGTCGTACAGTATGTTTTGGATGAGTATAACCACGTTCCGCACGCTCCCATAAGTCCAGGGGAGAAGAAAATAGCCGAGACGTTTTTTAAATTGGTAACACTTCCTACATCTTTAGAGGCGAAGAGGTTTGGTCTAGCACCGGATGGCAAGGTAATTGGTCCTGCTAGGATGTTTTTACCGGCAATTATTAGGGATAAAACTAAGTGGTCTAAGTCGATGATGGAAAGATTAGTGGCAGAAGGTAATACTGCTGATGAAGCCGCTAAGATTATAGAGAGTGTTATAGGAGGTAGAAAAGCCCCTCCGTTAGGTACAAGACCGGCAAGTTTTGAGCACGCCAGGTCGTTCTTTCCCAAAACTTTCGATGACCTTGTAAAGTTTGGTTATGAGACCGACTTAAAGAAAATTGCTGCTGCTTGGTCTAAAAACTCGTGGAGGAGAATTGCTGCTATGAGAGTGTTTGGCAATTTGAGAAATGGGGAACATTCTAATTTGGCGGCGGAATTTCAGAATATGTTAAAGGGCGGGGTTATGAAGGAAGAGGTTGATAATCTCAAGAGAAACTTTATGAACTCTGTGGAAGGTGCTCCTAAAGAAAACGAGCTTATACAGGGATTTGGGAAGGTCGCCCGTGCGTACGGGGGATGGAAGATTGGTCCGTCGGTTGCCATCCAACAGCCGTCTACGCTTGGTCAGGTAGCTGGAATTGCCGGGGAGGGCAGGACAACCGGAGTTATTATTAAAACCTTTTTGGACAAATTGGGACTTAATAAGATTCCCGCAGGGGATAAGGCACTCGTAGAAAATGCGGGGATTGCGTTAAACGGAGGGTTGGATGATATTTTACGGTCTGAGTACGGAAGTGGCGGTTCGACTATTGTTAATGCTATAGAGAAGATTGCGGGGGTAAAGTTAAAAATTTCAGGTACTCCTGCTTTTGATACAGCTATCAGGAAGGTTGCAGCCTACTCCTCACTGGATTGGATTAGAACCAGTGTTAAAAAACTTGCTTCCGGGAAACTGTCTCCCAAAGCCTATAATACTTTATACGACGAGATAAACAGATTTGCTGTTCCTATGACCTCCGAGTTGGACGATATGATAGCCCGGGGCGGGGATATGACACCTTTTGAAACTTCTAAAGCAATTTACAATTTCGGAAAAAAGACTCAATTCGGGTTAGCTCGTTCAGAAGTTCCTGCTGATTGGAGCAATTCTACTCTAGGGCGGGTTACTACGCAGTTAAAGAGTTTTGGCTACGAACAGATGCAGTTGTACGGGAGGTTGTACGACCACGGGAGAAAAACCGGAAACTTCTCTCCTCTTATAAAGAGCATCATTTATACGGTTGGAATCAATACGGCGTCCGCTCGTGTAATCAGTCTGTTGTTGAAGAGCCCGGAGCAAAGAAAGAAGGAGACGTTAAAGAGTACAATTATGAATGGACTGGGACAAACACTACTGGGACCGTTCTTTAACGCCTTAACTTACAGCAGTTCAGGAGGGGAAGCGATTGGTGGGTTGGTTGCCGGTCCTTCTTTGGGAGATGTAGGAACGCTAGGGTTTCAGGGTATACAGGCGGGTAAGCAGGAGATTGGTAATATCGGTGCTGCTACTAAAAAACACGCAGCCCTTAGAACCTTTTTGAAGTCGGCTTATAAGAAAGTTCCTCCATTCTCAATAGTGGCTCAGACCCCAGTTATCGGTCCGAAGGTTACAGAGAAGCTGTTTCCAAGCACCTCCGGAAGTCGATATGTTAAGTAACGTAGCGTCGAGTTTGTAATTCCCGCATAATTACCGCACAATATATTCAGTATTTGCACTTTGAAAGGTGGTGAATATTTATGCCTGAAGATACAACTGTTGACGTAGGGACCGAGTTTGAGGACCAAACCGGAACCGACACAGGAGCCGACGAGGGCTCTGACAACGAAGGTACTCCCGGACAGCCGAATAGCGTCCAGCCCGAAGAGGACTGGAAATCCAAGCACGATGCGATGCTAGAGCAAAATCGAGCATTGAATCGTTTACTTGTTGAAGCTAGACGACAGGCTAACAGCAACAAGAGTTTATTTAAGCCGGGTCAAGTCAATGACCAGGGCGGCGAGGCACAGCCACAAACCTCTGACTTTAACACAGCTATGAGGCTTGCGGAATCTGACCTGCGTGCTGAGTTGGACGGAATACTAGATTTATACCCTGAGTTACCTGCGAACCAGGTCAAACTCATTAGGAGCAATCCGTGGGCGTATGCTAGTCGAAACTCATTCCTAAACTTAAACGTGCCTAATGCTTTACTTGATGTAGAGACTTGGGTTGCGGACTTCGTTGCTGGTTTGGCGTCGGAAGAGCCTGGTACCCAGGAGCCACAAGCTCCGACTAAAGCACCTGCTTCTAAGATGCGACCTAACGCTGCTCCTGAAGGTGGAGAGGAAGAGGTTGATGTAGTCCCCGGGTCCCCCGAGGATACTGACCTTTACACGATGCCTTTGGACAAACTTGAGCGTAAGGTGAATCGAAAGATTCGTAAGTAGTATTAAATTTAAGTAAAGGAGTTATAGAAAATGGCTGGAACAGTGATGACCAGAACCGAAGGGGCTTTGGAGATTGAAGTATACAATGTCCGTAAGACCCTAGAGTTCGCAAAGCCTAAACTCGTTTACCCACAATTCGGTCAACCTGACCTGATAATGCAGAGAAAGGGTCAAACAGCAAGCTGGATTCGGTTCACTAAAATGACCGTTCCTGTAGCAGTGCTGGATGATAACCCAACCTGGGCACCTGTAGCAGTTACAGAGTCCGTGATTACTGCGACATTAGAGCTGTGGGGTAACGGTGTAGAGCTAGTCGAGTTCTTGGGCGAAACTTCTTTCCTTAACCTACCTGATGAGTATAAAAAACTTGTTGGGCAAAATGCAGGTGAAACTATCAACGAGAAAGTAAGGGATGTATTAGTAGCTGGTACAAATGCGGGATACGCAAATTCAAAGGCTGCTAGAAACCTTGTAACCTCAGCCGATACGCTTGACCTGGATGACATTTTAGATAACGTCGAGTCTCTTGAGGCTCAGGACGCTATGAGAATCGGCGATAACTATATCGCAATAATCTCACCTTATGTCAAAACAAGGTTAATGAAGGATAGTGCTTTCCGAGACGCTGTGAGAGGACTTGAAAGCAAAAAGACAATGTTTACAGGGGAACTTGTAACCGTTGACGGAGTACGCTTTGTAGTAACATCCACGGCACCATCTGTATCTAACTCAGGTTCTAATAACGCAGTCGCTCATTTGGAGCAGACCATAATCATCGGAGACGGTGCTTACGGTATCACAAGACTGTTGCCAGGAGACTTCGATGTCGTAATTACACCTCCGGGTGGACACGGCGATGAGTACAAAGTCAAGACGGCAATAGCTTGGAAGGCTTACTTGAAGGCTGTTATTCTCAATCAGAACTGGTTGAGGAGAATTGAATCGGCTAGATAAGAGCTTGGCATTATTGGTATAAAAACAAGATGCAGTCCCGACGGCTTGAGTAGGGCGGATACTGAAAAAGATAAAGTACCCGGAGCCTATATCGGGAAAATGAGAGCCTTCGGGCTCTTGTTTTTTTCTCTCTTATTTGTTAGATTGACTACAGTGGAACGAAAACGTAGTAACAAGCCGGTTAAGTCTCTGAAAGAGGTTCTCCTGCCTTTTGAGGTTACTTTTCCCTTTACCGTGGAGGTCGGTGTAAACAGAGACCATTGGACATACGCTGCCAACAATAGGATAAGAATAAATACCTATGCAGAGTATGAAGCCATAGCTCATTCGTCCTATGCCAAATATCTTGGACATTAACCACTATGGACTTTGGACCCCTTTTGGCGGTTACGGAATCGCCAGTTTAAATTCTGCAAAATATTTAAAAAGAGTTGAAGTGGGCATTTATCCCCATCCCAAAAATACTCCTAAACCTAAAACTCCTGAATGGGATGCCCTGTCTGACGAAGAGCGGGAGATATTTTCTGTACCGTGGGAAAAGCAGACTATTGGCTTTATAAACTCTACTCCCTTTAGTTTTCCGGAGGTTGATAACGATATAAAAATAGGTTATACAATGTGCGAGTCTGACGAAATAGGGACCCCCTGGGTAGGTGCCTGTTGCAATATGGACTATGTATTTGTGCCCAATGAGTTTAATCGTGAGGTATTTACCCGTGCGGGGGTTCCTGAAGATAAAATCCGTGTGGTCAAGCAGGGTATTGACACTGAGAGATTTTCCTACTACGAGCGTCCCATACGGGATATGTATACTTTTGGAATGGTTGGCTATATGAATGGCGTGGAGGGAGCGGGAGACAGAAAAGGTGTGTTTGACGTTATCCGGGCGTTTGTTTCTGAGTTTTTACCGTGGGAACCGGTGCGACTCTATATTAAAAGCTCCAATAAGGACTTTGGATTCTACTCTCATTACACGGACCCGAGGATTAGCGTTGATATACGGCACCTAAACACTGAGGAGATGGTGAATTTGTATCATATATTTGATTGTTTTGTATTTCCCTCACGAGCTGAGGGAGTTGGGATGCCACCTCGAGAAGCTATGTCCACGGGTCTACCTGTCATCCTGACGAATTATTCCGGACTTTCCGATATCTGTAACCCTCGATTCAATTTTCCTATAGAGCCGGACCACTTTGAACGGGGAGTAAACCCTATGACCGTGGAGCAGCCCGGTAACTGGGCTATGATTGATATACAGGAATTGATGTATTATATGAGGTGGTGTTTTGAACATCTTGAGGATGCAGCCGATATGGGACGGGAGGCTTCGGAGTGGATTGACGAAAAGGAATCTTGGGAGGTCGCCACAAAGTCTATGGTTAAAAATTTAAAGGAGGTAAAAAATGGTCAAACTTGATGTAGGTGCCGGACCTCATAGTGAGGCTGATATCCAAATTGACAGAGTACAGTTCCCTAAAACTACGATTGTCCAGGATGTTGCTATGGAGAAGTGGAAGGTTTCCGACTGTTCTGTAGATGAGGTGCGGATGGAGATGATTATGGAACACTGTCCATCAGTGGTAGAACATTTTAACGAGACAACGAAAAAATGGGAGACTTTCTATCCGAGAGTTCATCTTATGGCGGAGGCTTACAGGGTTTTGGTACCCGGAGGGATTTTGCACGTTTCAGTTCCCGGTTGTTTTGAAACACATTCTCAAGACCCCACACACTGCGGACCTCAGATAACTGATGGGTTTTTCAATTACTTTTGTGGGGAATGGGGAGGCGGAGACCCGGCAGATTTTGCTTATATTTCTTATGGAATTACCTTCAAATTTAAGAAGCTGATGTCGGTTAATGATGGATTTAGTTTGACAGTGCGGCTTCAGAAAGAATAATATGTTCGGAAATGTGCAGGATTTTTTACTAAGATTTGAGGCAAAATTTGCTCCCTTTAGGGATGTCTTGGATGTAGGTTCCTACAATATTAATGGTAGTGTTAAAGATATTCTAAGTCCTGCATCTTATGTAAACTTTACAGGAATAGATATGCGACCTGGACCTGGGGTAGACCTGGTTCTAAACGGACACGAACTGGACACACTTGGGTATGAGTGTTTTGACCTCATAACTTGTTGTGAGACGTTGGAGCACGACGATATGTTTTGGCTTACAGTAGCAAATATGCGAGATGCCCTAAAACATAGGGGCTGGATGCTTGTTACAGTACCGGGTATTTCCTTTACTAAGCACGATTTTCCCCACGATTATTACAGATTTACAGAGGAGGCGGTAGCTAAAATGTTCGAGGGTTACACAGATTTTCACTTGGAATACTACTACGACCATAATGATTTGAACAAAGAGAAACCTAACAATTCAATTTTTGCGTATGGGAGGAAGCCGTGAAGATACTACTACACTACAGACATTTTCCTATGGCTTTGGGCAGATACTTTGACTGGGCGTTAAAAGACCTCGGGCACCAGGTTTTTACTGTTGGCTGCTACAATGGCGGCAAGATACCCTGGGGTCCGGAGTTTGATTTCCCCGATTATGACTCCCCGCCGGATTTGGAGATTCCCGAGATGGGGAGTTTTCCTATAGAAACCGTTATAAACAGGATGCCGTGGTACCCGGAGATGGTCTTACAGGCTGCTGACACCACTTACCTTAGCGGCAAGCCTCTATGTCCGAACGTGATACTGGCAACCGACCCGCACTCTATAAACTACTTATCAAGATTGTCAGATGCGTCTCACTTTGCCTGTATGCAGAAATACTATATGGACCGTTATTCTTTTAAGAACAAGTTTTGGGTACCTTATGCTTATATGCCTGGGATACATAAACGTATACCACGGATGGAGAAGATTTACGACGTCGTGTTTATCGGGTTGCAGTATGAACATCGGGTTCAGGCTTTGAAAGAAATGGAACGTCGGGGACTCAAGGTTTTTAACACTTTGGGCATACTTTTTGACGAATATAACAAGACCTATAATAAAGGCAAGATTGCGTTCAACTGGTCGTCCCTTGAGGACCTCCCGGCAAGATTTTGGGAAGGGCTTGCTATGGGTAATTGTGTTTTAACCAACAACCAGGCGGAATTAAGCAGTATCGAACATATCATACCGAGGGACTGTTATGCCTCTTTTAATGAAAATAGGGGTATTTATGGGGGTGTGGCAGATAAAGCAGTTAGTTTGGTATCTACCGACATTTGGAAGGAGATTGCCGACAGAGGGTGGAAAGCTGTAACAACAGGTAAGAATACCTATCAAGATAGGTGTAATTTGATTTTGGAGGAGGTATTTAAGTGAGCAGTCCGGAGGTGTCTATAGTGATGTTAGGGTGGGGTTTGTATGAGGAGTACACTAAGCCCGCCATTGACAGCATCCTGAGTAAAACTGAAAATGTAGATTATGAATTAATTGTAGTTGATAACGGTTCTACAGACGGAACTGGGGAGAAATTGGCAGCTTATAGTAAAAAAGATAGCAGACTCGTGCCTATACTGCTAACGCATAATTTGGGGTTCAGTGGGGGTAACAATAAGGGCTTTGCTAAAGCACGGGGGAAGTTTGTCATATTCATTAACAACGACATAATTGTACTCAATTCTTTGTGGTTAAAGAGGTTTGTTGATGCCAAAAAGCTCAATCCTAACGTGATATACGGGGGTAAACTGGTCAAAGGTAATATGTGGACGGAGTGGAGGGGCAGGTGCACTGATTACCTTGAAGGTTGGTGTGTTTTTGGGGCTAAAGAGGATTTCGACAAGCTCCCCGGTCCGTGGGATGAGGATTTCGGCAAGGGATTCTTTGAGGACGGGTGGTTGTCAGTATCATTCAAACTGCTTGGCTATACATTGGAATACATAGACCCCGGAGTAGAGCATTTTGGCTCTAAGACGGTGTCTAGGTTAAAAGATATTGAGGAGATGACTAAGACTGCTCAAAAGGTTTGGGAGAATAAACTTGCCAGTTTGGAGAAAAAAGACAAGTTGCGGATAGTTATTGTGTTTAACTGTCCGGATAACGACTTCAACGACTCATCCTACGAGGGCAGGGGGGTTGGGGGTTCTGAGGCAACATTGATTTGTCTTACCCGAGAACTTGTAAAGAAGGGGCATCTTGTAGAGGTCTATAACGACACCACAAATGAGGGGATGTATAACGGCGTGTACTGGTACAACCTGGTACATTTGGATGTAGACATCTTTGCAGACATCTTTATTCTCTACAGAAATTATCATCCATCTGTAACTAATATGTACTGCGGAACCCGTATTTTCTTTAGCCACGACCAATGGACCAGTCCTAACTGGGAGACCGATATATTCCCCCTGATAGACCGGATGTTCTGTGTTTCCCCTTACCACAAGAGCTACATCCTTAATCACTACTCTATTAAGAGCAACAAGATTGATATTATGTATAACGGATTAAACGGATATGATTATGAGAAGATACCAGAGAAAGTTCCCGGCAAGATGGTTTTCTGTTCGGTTCCTAAGCGGGGACTGGACTATATTTTAAAATGGTTCCCCGAGATTAAAAGGCAGGTTCCTAATGCAAGTTTGTGGATTACCGCAGATTACACGCTTTGGGGAGGCAAGGACCCGGATAATGCGGTACAAAGACAAACCGCAGATGAGATGCGGGCTTACGGAATCCACTATTTAGGCAGGGTTCCCCGGAGTGTTATGGTAGAGCACCAGCTAACCTCGGAGTTAATGCCCTATACCTGCAATTATGATGAGAATTTCTGCATCTCCGCTCTTGAGTGTATGGCTGCCGGAGCAGTACCAGTAACTTCCGATATCGGTTCTATGAAGTTTACTGTTGGGGAGGGCGGGATTGTGATTGGCTACCATCCCGAGCACGAGAATTACAAGGGAGACTACATTAAGGCTGTTGTAGGACTTCTTACCAACAAGGAGAAGTTGGAGGAGTACAGAAAAGCCGGTATGGAACGGGCACACGGATTTGACTGGCGTACATTAGTGGATGTTTACGAACAAAAGTTCTATGCTTTAAGAAAGGAAATTCCTATGAACACTTGTAATCTTTGCTCCAAGCAGTTTAAGACGGCATTTGAGCTTTTCAAACACCGGGCTAGGGAACATCCCGCACCTGTACGTGAGGCTATCGAGATTGAGAAAGAAACTATGTATAAGATTGAGACGAGTATGCCTGTTATGGTTTCTATAGGTATGGAGCGGTGGGAGGGTAAGACACTTACAGTCCCGTACATCTATGCCTCCGAGGTTATCAGAATCCTCACAGATGCCTACGGACCGGGGATTGTACTGTCTAATAAGGCGGATATCTAGTGTCGAAGTTGTGTCAGAGCCTTGATAGTTTTAATATTAGTGTGGAGTTACTATTTTTTATATTAAGGAGGTGAGTAGAAATGAAGATGCACGATAATTCAAAAGTAAGTGGCTTTTTTAGGCTAAATATTGTAGAACACGATAGCGGCGAAGCTAAGGTTGTAGGAGATAGCGGATGGTTGGAAAATCAGATTACTAACTATGGGTATGAATCCTGTATAGTTGGAAGGGTCGGAAGTGTTGCATCCGTAACACCTGTATATCCACAGTATGTAGCTTTGGGGTCGGGTACTACGACAGCCTCTAACGCAACAGGTCTTGGAAGTGAACTCACTGGTGGAACAGCATCATCGAGCATTAGGGTTGCACTTACACCTACGGCGGTATCGAGCAAGACCGCAAGGTTCGTTGGGACATTAACTTCAGGTTATTTCTCGACGACACAGGCGATTCAAAACATTGGGTTGTTTGCTGTTTCGTCTATAACACAGGGTACAATCATAGCAGGACAAACCTATACCCAAAGCACCTTACAGAGTAACCAATCTGTAAACTGTACTTACGAACTTAGGTTTTCCTGATGTAGGTTAGTAGTATTAACGTCTCCACTAACGACCTTGTAACTTTTTCGGAGACGTTAGAGTTGCAAGGTCTTTTGTATGGAAGAAAGGATTTATGACGGATAAAGAAAAAATCAAAAAGCTGATTGAGACAAAGAATTTTGTCAATATACAACTTGGTAATATTGCGGACTTAAAGCGGAACTTCATTAACATATCCTTTAAGCCCAACCCGAACGCTGATGTAGTGATAGACCCTGAGAAATTCCCCTGGGAAATACCGTCTAATACAGCAGACCTTGTTGTTGCTACCCAGGTGGTAGAACATATAGACCCACGACACGAGGGGTTTCTCAGATGGATGGATGAAGTTTGGAGGATAACAAAATACGGGGGACAACTTATGGTGTCTACACCTTATGCTGGTTCTCTTGGTTACTGGCAGGACCCGTCTCACATCAACGGCTGTAATGAAGTAACCTGGTACTATTTTGACCCTCTAAAGGTCATAGACGGTGCGGCTTTGTACTATACCTACGAGCCCGCTCCCTGGAAAGTCGAAAATATAGGATGGGTAGAGGAGGGCAATTTAGAAGTTTTGCTCGTAAAAATGAGGGACGACAAAACTTTTCACGCAAGTGGGAAAGTAAAATATGAATAAAATACGGTTAAATTTAGGCTGTGGAATCCATATTAAAAAGGACTTTGTGAATGTGGACCTGTACGAGGAATCGGATTTAAAGAGCAAGAAGGGTATCTTTAGGTCTGTAAAATGGGATAGGGGTGCTAAATATGTTAAAGCCGACATCAGAAAGATGCCCTTTAAGGACAACTACGCAAATTATGTGGAAATGTTTGAGGTATTAGAACACCTGCCTATGAGGGATGTGGTTCCGGCACTGGTGGAAATTAAGCGTGTGATGAAACCGGGAGCTAAGTTTGTAATGACGAGCCCGAACTTTGACGGTCTTATGAAGGATTGGCTGGAAGTGATGACAGGAAAGTTTGACCCTAACATCTACTTTCAGGTTATGGAGACCATTTACGGAAACCAACAGGCGTTTGAGGAGTATCACAGGGTCGCTCTTAATCCGCAGTTTCTTAACTGGTGTTTGCTGACCGCAGGATTTAAGAAGGGCACGTTGACGTTGGTACCAAAGCATAAACCTATACCTCCTATCGGGTCTCAGAAGTTTCCTAAAGGCTCTGTAACCAGGAACGAGGTACTTATAGCGGAGGTGGAAAAATGAAAAAGCAAGCTAAAGTAGTAACTGACCTTACCGGTCAGATAATAGAAAACACGGGGTATTGGAGGTCTAGGCTTCTTATAGGAACTCCCGTAACGGGTCTTGTGAGGATTGAGTGGGCGATGGGAAGGTGGGGACAGACAATTCCTACTAACTGGTCTCAACAGGAACTACGTCCCTGGATTGCATCTGTAGCTCCTCTTAGGTTTTTGGTGGCAGACGCTCAAAACATCATTGTGCAAAAAGCCATAGAACTCGACGTTGAGTGGTTGGTATTGATAGAACAGGATAATGTCTTGCCCCCGGATTGTTTTTTGCGTTTGAACGAGTATATGATAGAGAGTAAAATACCAGTAGTATCAGGTCTGTATTTTACAAAGTCGGTGCCTCCGGAACCTATGATATACCGGGGAGCCGGGAACGGACATTACGACAAATGGAAGATGGGAGACCTTGTATGGGCTACAGGAGTACCCACGGGTACGATACTGATAAATATGTCCATTATCAAGGAGATGTATAAAGATTCTCCCGAATACAGTGCTGGCGGTATGAAGGTGAGGCGTGTATTTGACGCTCCCGCCAAAGTTTGGTTTGACGAGAAAACAGGAATGATGAGAAGTGAGAGTGGAACATCGGACCTAATGTGGTGCAGACGGGTGATAGAGGGTAAGTATTTTGAGAAAGCTGGATGGAAGAAGTATCAGGAAATGGAGAACCCATTTTTGGTAGATACAAGGATTTTCGTGAGGCATATTGACGACACCGGCAGGATGTATCCTCTTACCGTACCTAAAAAGTTTGAACCGGAGGTTAAAAAAGATGCAGTTAGAAATAAACGTACACGAAAACATAAAAGTAGTAGATAGTTTGGGTGGTGCTATCGCCATAATATCGGAAATGATAAAGGAATATATCAAATCTGATATTGTGGGACCCCTAAACTTCACTATCAGAAAATTAGATTCGAGGGCTCCCCCCGCTCTTAGTATAAATGTTGGTGAGTCTGTGGAGGTAAAAGACAAGCTGGTTTAATATCCAGCTTGTTTTATTGTTATGGCATTTAATTATCACGCCACAGAGAAATACTACGATTACACACCTAAGGATGACAACAAAGACCGGGTCCACGTTGAAATTGGAGATGCTCAGGACCCTTCTACATTTCATCCGCAGATTAAAATTAAGAGGTGGGATAACGAAGTAAATGCTTCAATCAGGTTAAAACACGCTACAATACCAGGAAACGTAAGTTACAGCGATGATGGGGAAATAATAACGTGGCAAAAGGGAGAATGGAAAGCGATATTTTATGATAAATCAGATGCCTCTGATGAGGGTGGTTTGGAGTTTGAGATTTACGTTCCGGTAAAACCTCCGGTAAATACTTTAGAATTTTCTGTAGATTCAAAGAATTTAAGATGGGTTTATCAGCCGGAGCTTACCCCGCAGGAAATAATTGATGGATGTATAAGACCTGAAAATGTTGTTGGTTCTTATGCTGTTTACTGGAAGATATGTCCGTTGAATTATGATGACGGAAAATCGTACAAGTCCGGTAAGGCTTTTCATTTGTATAGACCGAAAGTAACTGATGCAAACAATAACTCAGTTTGGGGAGAGCTTTTATTTAATGAGGCTACCAGTACACTATCCATAACGGTCCCCCAAGCATTTCTAAATTCGGCAGTTTACCCGATAATAGTTGACCCCACGTTTGGTTACACTTCTGTTGGAGCTACATCCGATGTTATAGCTACCGCCAGTAATGTTCAATTCACTCACGCTACTGGTGCCGCCGGTACTGGTTCCAGTATGAGCATTTTCTTGTACCCTTCTCTTGCTACTCTTAATACCCAAATGTACCTTTACGATTCTTCGTTGGCAAAGGTTACAAACGGTGTTACTACCGAAAATGCTTCTACTCCTCTTACGAGGCATTGGGAAACACAACCATTTACTTCTGCTCCGACTCTTACTGCTCAGCTGTATCACTTGGCTTATTGGACCGATTCAGTAGGTCCTACTGTGAACTGGATTTACACTTTCTTTGACACGGATGCTTCATACGATTTTTGGTACGATACCGGATTAACATATAACACCTTTCCTGCAACACTTACTAAAGATTCCACTTATGCTGATAAACGACTTTCTTTTTTTATTTCCTATTCAACAACAGCGGCAGGAGAACACTCAGAGTATTTTATGGAATCAGGTACCCACTCTTGGACTACTCCGGCTGGTGTTACTTCATTAAGTGTTGAATGTTGGGGTGCTGGTGGCGGAGGGGGAAATCCTAACAACACAGGAGGAGGAGGAGGCGGAGGTGGTGCTTACGCTAAATCCACTGTTACAGTTACAGAGTCTACAGCGTATAACGTAGTTGTAGGAGCTGGCGGGGCTGAGGAAATAGCAGGAGGAGACTCTTATTTCAGTACTGGTACTAATGTTTTGGCAGATGGTGGTACTGCAAGTATTGACGACGCCAATGGTACTGGCGGAAATTTAACAAATACAATAAGTAACGTAGCTGAATTTGCTGGTGGTGATGGTGGAGACGGTTATACTACAGGAGATGTATCGGCTGGTGGTGGAGGTTGTGCAGGACCGGATGGTGCCGGTGGTACAGCTACTGACGCAAGTGCGAGTACCGCCACTGCTGGCGGAGCAGGAGATAATGGAAGTGGGGGTGCTGGTGGTGCTCCTAATACTCCTGGGTATGCCGGTGGCTCTAGTCTTTACGGAGGTGGGGGAGGGGGAGGAGGTACAGATGCAAGTGTGGGAGGTGCAGGAGGTTATCCCGGTGGTGGAGGAGGCGGTGGAGAAAGCGGTGGAGGTAGAGGTGGTGATGGTATGGTCAAGATTACCTATACCATAGGTGGTACCAATCCTGAAGCAAATGTATCTGATTCTACTACAGCTACAGATTCAGCAACAGTAAATAAAAATAGTGAAAACATTAATGTATCGGATTCTACAACCGCAACTGACGCTGTAACAGTAGGTAAGAACAGCGAAAGTATAGAGGTAGGCGATAGCACAACCGTAACCGACGCAGTAACAATGGCTGGTGGGTGCAATATCAATGTTTACGATGAAACAACGGCTACTGACTCGGTAACAATGGACAAGGAGGAAA